CTAAACTTCTTTCTACAAAGCTTAAAGTGTTGTCTCTTAATTCAATATATATACCATTTTCTGTTCCAAAATAACCTACCCTTTGTCTTAAGTTAGTTTGAGCAGGAGCCATTACAAATGTATTCATAACCAACAAAGACTTACCTGGTTGATAAGAAAACACTTTTGCCGTTTCTCTTATTACTTCAGATCCAGCTGTACCAGTTACATTTAGATTTACTAGTCCTTCATTTGGGCTAAATACTGCGGTACCTCCACTTGTTGTAGAAGTATTCCATAAACCATTATCTCTATATCTATGAGATGAATCAAATAATGTTAATGGTTGTGCTGTTCTAATTCTACCAAATGCATCTGTGAGCATTGGGTATTGGGTAAGAATATCATTAGAACCTGAACCCCCAGCTATGGAAACTATAGTACCCATAGTTTATGATATCCAAGTAATTAAAAATGTAGTACCTGTTGCATCATAAGTAATACCACTTAGAGAGTTATTCTTATCAGGAGCAAAATTTACAGTTGTTCCTGCAGGTAATGTAACACCATTAACTGTTCCAGAAGCAGCTCCAACATTGGCTATTGAAAAACCATATGTTACTGATATAGCTCCAGCACCAATATCAGAAAGAATTACAGGTGTTCTTGTTGCTACTACACTACTTCCTACTAAAAAATCATAAATTTTTTGTAGACCTTCAAGTACTTTCAATTGCCAAGGAAAATTATTTCCCTTGTTTCCGTAGTCTTTTAAATTTCCTATTGACATAATTAGTATTTTATATGTTATTGAGGATTAATGATTAAGAAATGAATGTTTAATGGTTGATCCAATGGGCCAGAAGTATCTGGATTTCTAATAATAATCCTTGCAGAATTACCCAGTGCATTAATTTCTGAAGATACTACTGGAGTACCTGACCCAACAGCTGGATAATTAACACTTAAAAGCAAAATTGAATTTGCTTGTATATTTGTATTATTTAATATAAATACATCCGGTGTACCTGGTGCAGTACCTGCATTTACTGTATTAATAACTCCGGCATGTGTATTCAAAGTAACAGCTGTTGTAATAGAAGTTAACTGAGTTACAGTACCTGTATTATACAAAGATTGTAACGGTGCTGCATTTACTGCTAATGGTAACCAAGCATCATCTCTAGTTACATCTCTAGACCCAATTGCTAAAAGATTAGGTACATCTGTTGGTAAAGTGGTTCTATAATTACCCGCTTTAATCCATGATATAAAATTTAAAATATCCATTTTACTTTGTTTTATATATAATTATTAATTTAAATTCTTGCTACTGAAAGAAATCTAGCTCCAATAGAAGATGTTCCTCCAACGGATTCTACAGTAACTACAATGTATGTGTTAAGTGACCAGTTTATAGTTCCAAATGACAAAGCATTTTCAAAAATTCCAGAATTGTATGTTGCTCCAGCATTACTTCCAATACCTGAATCAGAGAATGCTTCATTTGGATCTGTACCATTATTTAAAAACTGGCAAAGATTATTAGTAAACCAAATATCTCTTTCAATTTTTACAACTCTTTGATTTACACCTGATGTTGCAGTACTTGTATTTGCAATAAGAGTTGCGCCAGTAGCATTAAAAACAGTTCCTTGAAAAGGGGCTGTATTAGTTATATAAACTTTTGTGTTTAAAGTTGTTGCTGCTGCTACTTTTTGTAATGCAGTTTTTATGCAAAAAATAGGCCAAGAACTATTATTATACGTGTTACCAGGTATTGTACTAAATGTAACTACTATATCAGATCCTGGTGCTACAGAAACTAATCCTGAAGGTACAATACTAAAACTTGGTGTAGCAGTTCCAGATGGACCTACTGGACCTTGAATACCTTGAGGACCTTGAGGACCAGTTGCACCTTGAGAAGCTAACAATGCCCAGTTAACTGTATCTGTAGCAGGATCTGTAGGAGAAGGCCCTACTGGATTAATACAAAAATAGGATGCCCCACCAAAACCTACTGCATCATTAGCTACATAAGTACCTGCTGCTGACCATGCACCTTGCCAATTAAGACCTGCTGGTCCTACTGGTCCTGGTACACCTTGTGGGCCTATTGGGCCTTGTGCGCCAGCAGGTATGTTTGCTGCAACTTGTGTTGTAAAATTTTGTACTGTAATAGCACCTGTTAAATATTCATCATCTCTTCTATCATCTTGAAGAGCCACAGGTAGTAATGTTTTATTAGGGTCAACAGAATTTACAATTCTACGACCTCTAATCCAAGAAATAAAATTTAAAATATCCATTATTATTTATTATTTATTTTTTAATGTTTCTAGTTCTTCTTTCAAAGATTTAACTTCTGAACTTAAATCTTGAATAGCTTTAACTAATACAGGTAATAATTTACCGTAAGATGCTTCTAGTTTTTCAGGGTTTTCTTCATAAACTAAACCAAGGTAATTTGCATTTGCTTCTTCTTGTGATGCTTTTAAATCCTGAGCAATAAACCCAAAATCTTCTATATCATGCTTACCTTCCTCATTTCTATCATCCCATGTAAACTTAACTGGTTTTAGTTTTTCTACAAACTCTAATCCTACTGGTAGTTCTTCTATTTCTTTTTTGTCTCTTGCATCTGAAAGAGATGTAATTGTAGTAACAGCACAACGTAAAACATTATGAGAGGCATTACCTAAAGTAATAGAATTGTTTGTTGTTGCTGTAGCAGTTTGTGTATCATCACCTAATAAAACATTGTTACTTCCTGTAGTTAAAGTCGCTCCAGAAGAAGTTCCAACAATAACATTGTAACTACCTGTAGTTATAAAACCAGCTGAATTCCCAATACAAACATTTTCTGTTCCATTGTTTTGATATAATGCTTGTTGTCCTATTGCAACATTGTTACTTCCTGTAGTAATAGTATATAATGCAGCTTCTCCAAGTGCGCTATTTGAAGAACCAGTTGTATTATTAAATAAAGCATCCTTGCCTAAACTAGTATTATTACTCCCAGTTGAGTTATTTCTTAATGCATTTGAACCTATTGCTGTATTTGAATTTCCAGTATTTACTGGCATTGCTCTACTACCAACAATGGTAACATTATTACCAGTTGATGTATTTGGTGTAAATGCGGTTCCTCCATAAAGAATGAATCTATTATTAGCATTTATTTCTTTTATTACTACTCCATTGACATTTACATCACTTCCTGACTGCGGAATTATATCATCTACATTTATTTGACTCATGGTATTATTGTTAAAGTTGTTCCTACTGGAATGGTTAAAGTTTTCCCTACGCACATTGCTAGGGGTGTTTTATAAGTTAAATTAGCATTATTTGGTAATGTAATATTTTCATTAATACAACCTACTACTGTAAAACCATTTGCCCAAATAGATGAGGTAACAGCTGGACCTGGAGGTGTAGGAATTTGTGAGATAAAATCTTGAACAGTCATAGTAACTGGTACATAATCATCATCTCTTCTATTAGTTTTTACACCAAGAGGAATAAGTGTTTTTTGTGGATCTACAGTAGAGACAAGTCTACTACCCTTAATCCAACTAATAAAATTTAAGATATCCATTTCTAAATAATTACATACTATATCTATAATATAATGAAAATTATTTAGATAACAAACTAATTAAGATATTATATCTCCAATTTCTAATGTGTCAGAAATGATGTAGGTTGTTTCAGATAACATGTGCATATTATCCTGCTCAATTGCAATTATATTCTCTACAATATTATCTACTATTATTGCTACGCGTATCATTAGAAATATGTTATAATTATACAGTATCCATTACCACCTGTACCACCAGCTCCAGATGCTGCACTATTTGTAGATGCTCCACCACCCCCACCTCCAGCACATATACCACCATTACCACCTCTTCCCCCAGCTATTGTTCCTGCTGCATCTCCTGATGCTCCACCTGCTCCCCCAGATGATAATACAGCAAAGTTTGCATCTGTTAATGAAAATGTACCATTTGCACCAACAGCACCTGCTGCTACTCCACCAGATGTGGTATAAAACAATGTAGCTAAATCCATTTTTCTATTTTGAATAGAAGAACCTGAGTATCTATTATTTGCTGTATCTATTCCACCACCATATACACCACATGTAATTGGTCTAACATTGAACACGTTATTAGTAGTAAAACTACTTGCACTGAATGATCCTGTACCATATGCATTAACACCATATACTCCATAGATAAGCTGTGCTGCTGATTGACCACTACTATTTGCAACGTTAGTTCCACCAAAACCACTTCCCCCACCTGGAGCTATTATTTTAGCAGTTGCTGCATTTCCAGTTCCACCTATGTATGAAGTTCCACCAACACTACCTGCTAAACCATTTGTATTATCTACAGTAACAACACTGGCACCATTGCCTCCAATACCAATCCAAATATTTTCTGTAGCTGATAATACTGAAGCATCCATTTTATTAATTACAACAGAACCAGTAGCTGCGCCACCACCTCCATATCTTCCTGTTGTTGGTGCACCTCTTCTACCAGCACCTCCTCCACCGCCTGCACCAAATAAAAATACCTCTACTAGTTTTGCATTTGCAGGTTTAGTCCATACTCCACTTGATGTAAATGTTTGTATATTGACTGGTGTTCCACCACTACTTGCATAATTAGGAATATTTAATGTAGATCCTACTAATGTTGCTGCTCCACTTGTTCCTGTTGTAGTTAAACTTAATATTGGTTGATAGGTACTAGCTGCTGTAGCAGAAGTAAGGTAAGGTGTTAATGCAGAAGAATTAATATATCCTGCTGGATTTGTTGCATCATAAGGAGTAAAACCCAAAGCACTAGTAACCATAGATCCTGTTATACCTGAGATATATCCATTAGGATTTGTAAGTGGATAATACGTACTTGCTGCTGCTGCTACAGTTAAATAACCTGACAGAGCTGCAGTTGTAATATACCCTGCTGGATTTAAACTTAGTGGATAATACTGTAAGTCATAAGTAGGTAAACCATTACTCCATACTACTCCTGGGTTAGGATAAAATCCAGAAAGATCTCCACCAGCAGCTCCTGTTGGAGGACCACCACCAATAGTCTTTGGCTTACCATCTGGACCATTTACTTGTAATCCACCACCAAATATATTTCCATTATTATCAACTACTTGCATAATCTATACCATATACATAATAAGTTGTTCCTGGGATATTAGAGTATACAACTAATTCATCCCCTTCTTTTAGAGCATATATTAAATCATCAGTTACTGTATCACCAGCTCCTAGTGTTAATTCATACAATGTTTCACTAGTAGCAGATATTGCATCATATCTTTCTAGTGTAAGCACATATGGTAGAGGATTATAAAATCTTAAGTTTGTAATTTTAGTTAATATAACACCATTACTACCTATATAGAGTATAGTGCCTGCTACATTAACTTCTCCTTGCTTAACAATTTCTGCCATACACTAATATACAAAAAAATCCCCAGCTTTGCAACTGGGGACGAGCCTGTTTGTATTAACCTTGGAAACAGAGAGATACAGGCTATAGTAGTAGGCCGATTGCTAGAGAAAGGCTTAACATCAATAGAATACAAATATTTGCAAGTTTAAAATCATCTTCATTAATTACATACTGCTGTGAGATCTTATCATACACAGGTTTGTATAGTATATGTGCTATTGCCCATAACATGGCAATAACAGCAAACATGATTATAACTGCAGCTATTCTCATTATTCCATTTTTAATAGTTTCTCAGACATAAGTAAAGCTCTTGTCAAGTCACCTATAGTCTGATCAAATAATAAACTCTTTACTGGAGATCTATTAAGATTATAGTTCTCTTTAAGATCTTCAGCTAATTTAGAAAATACTTTTCTAAGCTCAATAATTTCTTCAGACTCATTAATCTCTTCTGAGTCTAAACCAACTAAGATATCCCCAAAGGAATAGATCTTAGTTTCTTTAAAAGCTACTTGCTCACTCATAATTTATCAATTCTTCTTTGTAAATATACTAAAGCTTTTTGTAAGTCTTCTTTTTTGTTAGAAGTTTTTTTACCAGCTCGTGCTAAATACTTTATAACATTCCCCAAATAAAAGTCTTCATCTAAACCCCAGGCTTCTAATACATTAAATACTTCATAAGTATTTCCTGCTCCACCATAATACTTAGGTCTATTATAATCTAATACTCTATCTGCATATGGTTTTTCCATAGCATTTATTGTATTATACTTTCTGTACATTTGAGTATTGTACAAGTTCTCTGATTCTTCTGTAAGATTTACCATACTATTGCAATGTCTCTTTCAGCAACCATTAACTTCATTCCATCTTCTAGCTCAACAGCCTCAGATGATTGTAGTCCAATAATACCAATATAGACTTTGCTTCCTACATGTATATTTTCTACTTCATCTCCTACAGCATAAACTTCTAATCTAGTCCATGTCTTTCTCATGTCCATCTCAATAGCAAGTTTATCAGCTTCACTTAATTCAAATGGAGATTCTTTTACTTCTGGTTTATTTAATAAAACCCGTTTTCCTTTTAGTTGCATTTTATTGGTTTTTAATTACAAGCAAATATAAACAAAATTTATTTACCTTGTCCTCTATATAACTTTTTATATTTTTTGCTTGACTTAAGTTGACTAGTTTTAGTTTTAGCATGTATGCCTGGACGGGATACTTTAGTTGTAACTAGTTTTGTTGTTAGTTCTTTTATTTTTGCCATGATTATTTTCTTTTAGATTTTCTTTTAGATTTTATTACTCCTCCTTTTTTATTTTCCTGTAAAGATTTTAGTGTTGAAGGAACTTGACTTCTTGGTATTTTCTTTCTAGATACATTTGTAACTTTTCCAATACTTGTGTTATCTCCGGTTCCCTTTTTTATAACTACAGTAAAAGAAGGCTTACCTTTAGAATATCCTGTTGTATCAATTGAAGTTGTTTTAAATTCATATGGTTCAAATAAACCTCCAGATGTTGTTCTAGTCATTTCTGTTTTAAAAACTCCCATATTAGGTTTGTTTCCACTAACAATAGTGGTTCCATTTTTCTTAACTTTACCTTTCTTTGGCTGTAGCATAATAATTAGTTTATAGTATTAATATATAAAATTATTTAATTATTCTGTGAAAAGTTATATTACTTTTTGCACGTATGTCCTTATGGGTATACTGCCAGAACTCACCTGTTTCATTTATTATCACAGTGTATATAGTATCTGTTTCATGCCCATAGTCAGTAACTAACCAAATAACCCCCGGGCCTTTTGGTGTAATAACTTCTACTCTGTTTGTAGGTTCATAGATCATGGCAGTTCCATTTTAATTTTTTCATCCCGCTCTACTAGTGTCTTATATAACTCTATATCTGTTGACCATTCTGCACCTGTCCAAAACTCAAACCCAGAATAGTTAGATTTATACAAACAACACTGCTCATACCCACCCAACAAATATACATATTCACAGCCTAATATTCTAGCTGTTTCACATTCATACATTTGAGCTACAGTACCCAGTGATAATTTAGGATTAGCATAATCCCATATAAACTGGTATGCCACAAATTGATCATTGAATGTTTTGTACAAACTAATCCCTACCAAATCTCCATCCCAGTATTCTATAACAGAGCAATCTTCAAATGATGATAAACTAATATCCCGCTTAAACCCATGATAGTCACAATACTTCTCATAGAGCTCAGAATACTTTTCTCTTTCAGCAGCTACATTGCCTGCTTGAACTATAACTCTCTTTGATAATTTCTTAGTAGTCTTTGATGGGGAGTACTCATTTAAATTAATCCGGGTACTTCTTTCATTGTACCACTTACCCTCCCAGGGAATCCATCCTTGTTTAAGTGCATCTGTAGAAGATTCATTAGGATCTAGTATACCATAAGCACAATTGACTATAACTTCTAGATCACTTACTTTGCCAAACCCATTAATGTGATCAAAGTAGACTTTCACTTTCTAGAGAAGAAGTTTTTCTTAGGTGTCTCTACCTTGGTAGTTTTAAGTTTCTCAATGATCTTGTTTGCTTCATCTTCAGCAAACTGAATAACCTCTTCTTCTTTATCCTTGATATTCCAGTTGTTTAGTAGAATACTCATGTGCATAGTTTCATGCATAACAGCTGTGGCTTTCTCTGTAGTAGAATACTTCTTGAAAGTTCCTAAGTTCAAAAACAAGAAAGGTTTGTTGGGAGCTTTTGCTGTAAGTTTTGTATCAGCAGGATCATAGTTAGTAAGACCATACATGTAAACTCCATTGCCTTTGGTCTTATCTACTTCTTCAGCCTGAGCATCTGCTCTGTTTAAGCCATGCATCTCCGGGACCTTGTAATAGTCAAAGATCTCAGTAGCATCATTACCAATGAGTAGGATATACTTACCCATGTCAAACTTCTTCATATACTAATATACAAATTATTTCTTAAACTCTGTATTACTATAAGCATCACACTTTTGGGAGGACTTGCACCCAGTCATAAGATACCCTATAGCAACTCCTATACATAAAGCAAATATATATAGGCAAAATAGTTTATACTTTTCCATGTAACAAATATAATAAAATAACAAAGGCCCGGGCTTTCAACTCCAGACCTTTGTGCTATTTATTAACCCTTAAAAATAACATGACAAATATAAAACTAAATTTTAAAATTCCAAACCGGTAGGCAAAATATTTTATAGTAGAGATAGTGTGGACCCCCCTATAGCAACCCCCCCGCCCCACTGGCCAGCCCTGGTACCCCCCCACAAAGCCAGCACACTACCATCACACAACAAAAAATAAAACATTTTCCTTGGGGGAAAATCTTCTATTTTTTCTAGATACAACCCTTGACATAGTATAAATTTATACTATGAAAACATACACACACTATGCAAAAATTACTATTGAAATGTTTGCAAGCACCAAGAATGAGAATAACATTCTTGTAAAAGATATAATTAGTGAGCATATAGTATGCAATAAGCACATTAATTATATCAAGAAACTTGGTCTAGAACTCAATAAACCTTATATGGTTACTATTGCATTCTATACCAATGAAAGAGGATACAAAGAAGCAGATTTTATATATGGTAAAATCTACTCCTATGTACCCGAACAAACCAACCAATCTCAGACTCAGAAGCCAACAGCACAAGCCACAGCACCTTCTAAGCCTAAGCCTAGTTGGTTACGCTAACAGCTTAAGAGATAATGGGGCCCTTCCCATTATCTCTTTTTTCCTTCACACACCTTTTTTTTTACAACCCTTAACTTGACAAAAATATATTTATTAATCCTTTAAAAATTGACTTATGAGCAATGCAAAGAAAACAGAGACAACTGAACAAACAAATTTGGCAAAGAGTACTAAAATTGTTGCTGTGTATGCAGGACGTGGTACCAATAATCAACAAGGGCATAAAAACTTTGGGAAGAAATTCTTTAAATATGACCTTGAAGGACCGGCCTCTGATATAAAAGAATTTCTAGAACATCCATCTAATGTAGAGTATGGCGTGAAATATAACAGAGATAACAAGCCACAGTATTGGTGCAACTGGAAAGATGCTTTTGGAACAATAGGTACTAGATACAAAGTAAACGTGTCTATATATGGGACTTATGTATTAGACAAGGAAGAGTCCTATGATATAGAAGATACTTTGGAAGCATTAGAAAACCGTGGTCTAAGTACTGCGGCAAGAGTATATGCTGAACAAGTCCTAGGTAGTAGACTAGGATTAGGCTTGAATAAAGCAAGTGTAAGCAGACATACTGTAACAGCATCTGATGGAAGCGACGCTAGTTTAGACCAGGAATAGGTCTAGGCATACCCTAATGGAACATACAGTGGTACTAGAAATAGTGCTACTGTATAGTTCCTTTTGTTTTACCTTTATTTTGTACAACCCGCCACTTGGCAAAAATATGTTTTAGTTTCTTATCTTATATATTTATATTATATATTTTAGATACTACAAGATATCTACTAAAACACACCAATAAGCTAGTATTACTTAGGAGATACAGTATAATACTTAAATGATATGTGATATTTATTATTTATGTGTATACATATTGTAAATAAGTGTATGTTATTGTAAGTAACTGATTATTAACCCAATCACTCTACTTAACTATACTTATACTTAGTATTTATATATTATATTATTATATCTATAATAATATTTATATAGCTAACTTATTACTTAATCAGTATTGTCTAACCCTTATATATAAATCTTATCTTATGATTTTTAAAACTATGATTCAGATGTTTCAAGGTAACTTACACCTTGTACAGTATGTTAAGTACTCTAATGGTAAAGTAGTAAAAAGAGTGCTTGATAAACAAGGACTCCCGATTGCTATTTTCAGCTAACCATATTATTCTTAGTACTATGACAACAGCAATTATCTGGGGATTTGTATTCTTATTATCTTATATTAAATATTGGATAATAAAATAATCCCAACTATCCTGAGTAGGATATAAAACTGCTCTTTATATACTCTCATCCAAGCAGGAATATTATTCATAGGATGTATGATTCTGTCACCACCTATACATTGTGGGGTAACTGAATAATATTTGTTACAAGGATTGCAACCTTGTGAGAGTACCAATAATCAGATAGAGAAGAAAGTTCTCACTCAGCAGTATAACTGACTAGTATACACTTATGTCTAGTCAACATAAGAAAAACTGAGAGGTCAGCAGGTGAAAGTCCTGCTTCTGATTAAGAATTATTCACTTAAAAATATAACTATGTACGAATACTGTATAAATAGTGAAATATTATTCTCTACATATGACTTAAGAAGACATATTAGAATAATGAAAGCAAGAATGAACCACCATAAAAGTATTGGTGGTAAAGTAGGTTACTTTAAAAACCAAATCAAAAT